GTGACCGGCGTGGCCTCCGGCTCCTGCACGATCACGGCGACCTGCAACGACAAGACCGCTCAGTGCTCCGTCACTGTTACGGCCTGACGTAAACCAGCAAGGGAGATCCTCCGGGGTCTCCCTTAACATTCGGAGGTGACACCAATGACAGACGCGGAACTGCTCACGATGCTGAAGGCTGACCTGGAGATCATCCCGGCCAACACGACGCGGGACACCTACCTCGGCCAGCTCATCGCGCAGGCGAAACGCTTCTGCGAGACGGAAGGCGTCACGCTCAACCTGGCGGACAATGAGGACTGCGGTCTCGTGGTCATGTACGCCGCCTGGCTGTACAGAAAGAGAGCGGACGACGCTCCGGCCATGCCGAGGATGCTCCGCTGGGCACTGAATAACCGCATCTTCTCGAGGAAGGTGAGCGGGACATGATGGACGCCGGGACGCTGAAGGTCTGCAAACTGACGAACACGGCAGCCAACGGCGCGATGCCTGTCGAGGAGCTGAGCGAGATCGCCTCGTCCTATTACGAAGACCGCGTGGTGGGGTACGGGCGATACTTCGCCGCCAAGGGCGTGAACGAGCAGGTGGATCTCACGGTGAGATCGTGGCGTCTGCCGGAAGCGCGTGCCGGTCTGTACGCGGTACTTTCCGACGGAGAGAACGACGGGCAGTATCGGATCGTGCAAGTCCAGCATCTGCTGAACGATGACGGCCTGAAGGTCACGGATCTGTCCCTCGCGAGATTGGAGGAGTTCTATGAGCTTGCAGACGAAGCTGACGAAGATCAGCCAGGCACTGGTGACGGCTCTGACAACGACGGAGGATGACGAGACCACCATCGTCTGCCCTGTCTATCACTACTGGCGGCCCAGGCTGGCCGCTCCTTTTGTAGTGTGGGCGGAAGACGGTGAGGCGGGATCATTCGACGCCGACGACCGGAAGAAGGAGCAGGTCGTGACCGGGTTCGTGGACTTTTTCACGCGCACGGAGTTTGACCCGATCGCCGACACCATCCAGGACGCGCTGTACGGCCTCCAGGCGGAGCCTTTTACATGGCGGTTAGAATCCGTCCAGTATGAGGACGAGACGAATCTCATCCACTACCAGTGGACGTGGGAGGCAACCTGATGGCGAAGATGACCGTGGGGAAGGGCCTCGAGGAGTACCTGGAAAAACTGGGGAACCTTCAGGAGATCTCCCCCGGCCTCGCCGGGCGTGCGATCTACGAAGGCGCGAAGATCGTGACGGATCAGATCCGCACGAACATCCAGTCACTGCCGGTGCAGACCGGCGGCGTCAAAAAAGGCGAGCGGCGCAATCCGTACAAGGACGAGATCGACGGGATGCTCGAAGGCCTCGGCATCGCAAAGAAAAGGGTCGAAGACGGCTACATCAACGTGAAGGTCGGCATGGATGGCTACAACTCCCGAGTGACGGAGAAATACCCGAAAGGCCACCCGAACGCGATGATCGCCCGGTCGATAAACATCGGCACGACCTACATAAACAGAAATCCCTTCATCACCAAAGCTGTGAGATCCACCAAGGCCGCAGCTGAGGAGAAGATGAAGGAGGTAATAGAGCAAGGCATCGAAGACACGATGCGATAACAGGGGACGCTCCGGCGTTCCCTATCTTTTTGAAGGAGTGAAAAACTTATGGCAAACGGAAGAGTGTGCACTGGCTTCTCTCTGCCGAAGGTCGCCAAGTACGTCGTCAGCTCCGGCACGGTATCCTACACGAACGTGACCGCCCTGGCGCGTGGCGTTGACGTGACCATCAGCGTGGAGAGCGACAGTGACAACAACTTCTACGCGGACAACGTACTGGCCGAAAGCGATCGCCAGGCGTTCTCCAGCGGCACGCTGTCCATGACGGTGGACGGCCTGAAGGACACGGCCCGGCAGATGATCTCCGGCGTCGCCACGACCTCCAGCACCACCGTGAGCACCGGTGTGACCGTCACCTGGGACATCTACGACGACGCGGCTGTCGTTCCCTATGTTGGCGTCGGCTTTGTGGCCCGCTACATGGAAGACGGCGTGACGAGCTTCGTGCCCATCGTTCTGAAGAAGGTCAAGTTCGACGATCCCGAGATCACCGCAGCCACCCAGGGCGAGAGCATCGACTGGCAGACGCAGAGCCTGGAAGGCAAGATCATGCGCGACGACTCCAGCTCTCACGCTTGGCGGATGATCGGCACGGCTCTGACTACGGAAGCGGCTGCCGAGACGGCTGTCCTGAAGGCCCTCGGCGCGACCTGATAACGAAAGGAGAACAAGATGGAACTGAACGGCAGAGAAGTAGGCTTCCGGCGGTCTATCCTCGCGACGACGAAGATCGCCGAAGCCTGCCCGAACCATGATCTCTCCAAGCTGGGCGATATGCTCGGCGCGGATATAGTGACCGGCATGGAAACGGCCATCACTTTTGTATGCGCCCTCTCGGAGGCCTGGGAGCTTCACAGGAAGAGAGAGGAGCCTGGATATATACCGAACCCCGTCACGCGGGAAGAACTGCTGGACGAGACGGAGGAGACTCTGATCGCCCTCGTCAACGAAGGCATCGAGGTTTACAAGGACGACGGCAAGACCACCGTCGAGGCGGAGGCACCCAAGGGAAAAAACGGGGACGCGGCCAGCGAATAAAGCTCAACCTGTCGTGGTATCTGTTCTACGGCAGAAAGTTAGGAATGGAAAGACAGGAGATCCTGGACACGCTCTACGGAGAGATGATGGACATGATCGCCTGTCTTTCAATCTATGAGGGCACCGCTGTGCCGAAAAAAGAGAGAATAACAGACTTTGATACCGCAATCAGAATGAGGTGATCGCTTGGCTGTTGACATTGGCGTGAAGATAGGCGTCGAAGGCGAGGCCGAGTACAAGAAGTCAATAAAGGACATTATAGCGGAGCAGAAAGCACTTTCCGCAGAGCTGAAGGCGACAGACGCGGCCTTCGACAAGAACGCATCCGCCCAGGACAAGGCGGCCAAGAAGGCCGAGATCCTGAACAAGGAGATCGAGAATCAGAAGGAGTACATCTCCAAGCTGAAGGATCAGCTGGAGAAGGCGAAGGAAGCCTACGGCGACAACGACTCCCGCGTGAGCAAACTGCGCGAGACTTTGGCCAAAGCGGAGACGGCCCTGTCCGGCATGGAGCAGGATCTGAAATCCGTCAACTCCGAGATCGGCAAGACCAAGTGGGACACCATGAAGACGAAGCTCGACGAGGTCGGCAAGAAGCTGCAGGACGTCGGCGGGAAGATGAAGGACTTCGGCGCGGATATGACGAAATACGTCACCGCCCCACTCACGGCAGTGGCAGGCCTCAGCGTGAAGGCGTGGACGGAAGTCGACGACGCCATGGACGAGCTGCTGAAGATGACCGGCAAGACGGGCGACGAGCTGAAGGGCCTGGAGGACATAGCGAAAACGCTGTCCACCACGCTCCCGGTCTCCCTTGAGGAGTCCGCGAAAGCGGTCGGAGAGGTAAACACACGCTTTGACCTGTCCGGCACGAAGGCGGAGGAACTGGCGGCTCAGTATCTTAAGTTTGCGAAGATCACAGACACGGACGTCGTTTCCGCGATAGACAACACACAGCACGCCCTGGCGACGTGGGGCCTGTCCGCAGAGAACGCGGGCGACTTCATGGACGTCCTGGCGAAGGTATCCCAGGACACCGGCGCGAGCGTGGAAGAACTGGCCGCCGGAGTGGCTGACAACAAGGTCATCTTCGATCAGATGGGAATGAGCATCTACACGGCTGCCGGATTCCTCGGCGAGCTGGACAAGAACGGCGTGGATTCCTCCGCAACGATGGCCGGTCTGAAGAAGGCCCTGCAGAACGCCACGAAGGAAGGCAAGCCGCTCGATCAGGCTCTGAAGGAACTGAGCGACACGCTGGCAAGCGGCGACACCGAGACGGAAGCATACGCGGAAGCGATGGAGTTGTTCGGCAACAAGGCAGGCCCTCAGCTGGCGGACGCCATACGCGACGGACGGATCTCCCTGGAGGACTTCGCACGCACGGCGGGCAGCTCGATGGGAACTGTGGAAAACACGTTCGACGGTATGCTCGATCCGGCGGACAAGTTCACGACCCTGCTGAACCAGCTGAAGATCACCGGCGCGGAAGTCGGCGGGACGTTGCTGGAGGCCCTGGCTCCGGCGATAGAGAAGATCGCCGAGTGGATAGAGAAGGTCGCGGAATGGTGGTCAGGCCTCTCCCCGGAGATGCAGAACACGATACTGATCATCGGCGGAGTGGTGGCAGCCATCGGCCCGCTGATCTCCATCCTGGGCACGCTGGCGACCGTCTTCGGTGCGCTCAACATCGCGATGGGGCCGGTGCTGATCATCATCGCAGCCGTCGCGGCAGCCATCGCCGGGATCATCCTGGTCATCAAAAACTGGGGCAAGATCACCGAGTGGCTGAAGGGCGTGTGGGAGAAGGTCACCGGGTTCATCAAAGACTCCGCAGAAAAGGTCGGAAACTGGGTCTCTGACAAGTGGAACAAGGTGACCGAGTGGACGAGCACAGCCTGGAACAACGTGAAGGAGTGGACGTCAAACGCCTGGAGCACGGTGAAGAACACGGTGAAAAACGCCGCCGAAGGGGCGCGTCAGAACGTAGTGGACAAGTGGAACCTCATCAAGTCCACAACCTCAGCTGCGTGGGAGGCCATCAAGAGCAAGACATCGGAAGCCTGGTCGAACATCAAGCAGAAAGTCCAGGAAAACGGCGGAGGCATCCGAGGCGTCCTGGCGACGTTCACCGAGGGATACAAGACCATGTGGTCGAACGCCTTCCAGGCAATCAACAACGCAACCGGCGGAAAATTGGGCGCGGCCCTGCAGACGGTGCGCGACAAATTGCAGGCCATCAAAGACAAGTTCGTCAACATCTTCGAGAGCATCAAGACCTTCGTGAAGAACGCGATAGACAAGATCAAATCCTTCTTCAACTTCAGCTGGAGCCTGCCGAAGATCAAGCTGCCGCACTTCACGATCACTGGAAAGTTCAGTTTGAACCCGCCTCAGATCCCGCACTTCTCTGTGTCGTGGTATAAGAGCGCAT